AAGTATATCAATAGTTGCCATAGGTGATGTAACAGATGAAGGCGTATAACCTAATTGTTTTGCCAATGCAACAACATTTTTACGAATGTCTGCACTATCTAAATATAATTCGTTTGATAACATGTTAGCATTAAATGATAGGTAATGTGTATTATATGCTAACAAATCTAATAATACCGACATACCTGAACCTTCAAAGTCATAATCTGAAAATTCTGCTTGATTTTGTAAGAATGTTTTTAGATTACTTCTTATACCATCATAATCTAATTCTGAAACATCTAATCTATTACTAATTGCATTTGCCATTTTATCTTAATCTCTCTAAAAATGTATCTACTATTACCGGTTCTAATGTGCCTACTATAACAAATTGAACACTTACTGCATATGAATTTCTATCTTCTTCTGGTCTTACTAAAATATTATCTACAATAACTCTAGGTTCATATTCATTTAAAACCTCTGCGATTTTTAATTGCATAAAGTGTGCTGTTAATTCAGTCATAGGTTCAAATAATAAACCTCTTATACCTGAACCAATCTCTGGCCTAAATGGTCTATCGTAATTATTTGTATTAATTAAATTTCTAACACTTCTTTTAATTGCTTCAGCGTCTGTAAGTTTGTTTACATCTTTAGTTACTGAATTTAGACCAAAGTCTAAGTCCAGGTCTTTAAAAGTCCTGCTGATTCTATTTGAGTTATTAGAATTTGTAGCGTCCCATTTTGGCATAACGCTAACTATTTATACGGACTATGCTGTTCTTTTCCACATATAGACAACAATATATGGTTGAACGATAGTATGTGCTTGTCCACTACCTGTAAAACTTGTATTACAAGGAGTGCCGATTCCAGTGCCAGCGTCTTGAACAAACTCTTGGTTACCAGCTGCACCACCAAATCCTGCTGTAGAATCATTAGAACCTATCGTATGTCTATGAGAGGGTAGTTGTGCCTCAGTAAGAGTATGAGTTTTAGAACCACCAGTTTCTTCTGCACTATCAAAATCTGTATCTGAAGAATCAATACCTATAAGAACACGACCTTCGCCAAAAGCAGTCCATGTGCCAAATCCTAATAGTGTTGCTGGATTTGTTGAATTACTACAATTCATATAAATTGAACCCACAGGATATGCATTTGCAATTGTAGCAGTTACGCCTGTTAATGTTGTAAATGAAACTTGACCACTACCATTTGTAGACATGACTTGTCCACTATCACCATCAGTTGTTGGCATTACATATGAACCATCACCACCTAAATGAGTAAAGTTAGCATCCATTTCTTCATGAGTTAATGCTGTTCCTTTTGTACTTCTCTTTGTTAATGCCATTATTCTAAATCCTCATCTGATAAAGTTGCTTGAGATACTACTGTATCACTAAAGAAACTTCCTACATATGCTGTAATTGTATTATCAATAGTGCCAGGATTATTTTCTAGGTAACTATCATCTACATATTGAAACTTATCAAGTTCATCATCAAAAGTTATATCTGGGTCTACATTAAATTTTGATTTATTCATGGTTAAGGTTGCACTTTGTGTACCATTAGTGAGTGTATAATTTATTACAGTATTTTCACCATCTTCAGTTATAACTTGTGTAGCAGGATTATCTTCTTCAGTTATTGTATATCTAAAACCGAAAAGATTATGTTCTCCTACTGATGTTGGGTCTTCTGCCATTATAATCCGCCTGTGTTTGCTAATACACTAGTAGAACCCATTGCAATAAAGGTAGGAGGAAAACAATCAATAAAAGTTACTTCTGTAATTGTTTGTCCACCGACAACGCTAGTAGTAGCGCTAACTGCTGGTACACCATTTACTATTGTAGTTGGCACATGTTTTGTAGTAGGAGTTCCCATAAGTGCCAATGGTCTACCATTTACCATAACGCCGGTACCTGTAGGTATTGCCATTACACCACAAATTGAAAGGTCACCAAATCTTACAGTTGGTTTTCCATTTGTCAATACATTTAAAGAACCTGTAATCATAGGTGTAGAATGAGGTTCTCCTATCGGACATACATGAGGAAAAATAAAATCACCTACTCTTGCTACTGGTCTACTCATATTAATCTCACTAGAAAAGCCCACACTTCACTTGTAAACATAGGTAATGTGGATACATATTCTGTTATATTTTCGTATAAAGATTTAACAGGCTCATTTATCTCATGAGTTTCTTTATCTGTTATTCCTACTTTACATGTTACACATTTACAAGGCATATAACTATTTATAAAAAAATAGCTTGACAATGATTTAATTATATGATAAGCTTCATTCATGAATATTGTACAAATATTGAACAATTTTGACCAATGCACTATTTTAGTGCATATATTATTTTCAATATATTTAATAAACTCTTATAAATCAATAACTTGGGCTACCGAAAAGTGCTTGACACAGTATTGAATATACCATATAATGGACACATGAATAAATTAAAACACACTAAAAAAACAGATTTTCAAGATACACTAAATTTAGACAGCAAATCTCAATTAGCAAAATTACTTGCTACTGAGAATATTACTGTTCAACATAATAATGTAAGTACTGCTTCGTTTGATGTTGCAAATCGTGTATTGACACTTCCTATATTTAAAATCAAAAACAAAAATGTTTATGACATGTTAGTAGGTCATGAATGTGGTCATGCATTATGGACTACTTGTGATGATTGGTCAGAGATAGGTTCAGATGATAAATTAAGAATGGCTGTAAATATTCTAGAAGATACTAGAATTGATAAAATGATACAATCTAAATTTCCAGGTATCATTTCTGATTATGAAAAAGGTTTTAAAGTTCTAAATGATTCTAACTTCTATGGTATGCAAGACCATGACATAAACACTTTATCATTTTTAGATAAAGTCAATATGAGAAGTAAATCTATGAATACAATGGATATTGATTTTTCTGATGAAGAAACAGAATTACTAAAACAAGTTGATGATATCAAAACTTTTGATGATGTTATGAAACTTGCAAAAGAATTACTTGCATGGCAAAAACAGAAAGATGAAGAAATGTTTGCTAACGATTCAGATGTTTCTGCCGATAAACAACAAAGTGAAGACGGTGAATCTGATTCTGATTCTGAATCTGATTATTCAGATGATGACGGTCAAATGAGAGATGAAGATTCTCATGATGATTCAGGTCAAGATTCAAGTCAAGATTCAGAAGGTGATGAGACTGAAAGAAAAGATGATGAAACTTATAGAGAATGGCAAGATAGATTAAAAGATTTAGAAGAAGAAAAAAAACTTGAAGAAGAAATGATGAAATCATCTATGGCACCACAAGAAATGCAAGATGATGATTTCGGTATTACTAATAGAGAATTTGAAAAATCAGTTCAACAATTAACTGATACTGCTATTGATAGTAAAAGAGTTTATGCAAATATGCCTAAAACAAATCTAGAAAATACTATCGTTACTTATAAACAATGGTTTAAAGATTTCGGTAATGAGATTGACCAAGATTCTTATAAAGATTACAAATCACAAATGTTATCTAGATTTTCTACTTTCAAAAGAGATAGTATGAAAACAGTTAATTATCTAGTCAAAGAATTTGAGATGAAAAAATCTGCTACTGCATACAGAAGGTCTACTACTTCTAAAACAGGTGTTATAGACCCTATGATGTTAAGTAAATACAAGTTTACAGATGATATATTCAAAAAATTATCTATCGTGCCAGACGCTAAAAACCATGGTATGATTATTTTAGTAGACTGGTCAGGTTCTATGTCTGATGTATTACCTGCTGTGATTCAACAGTTAATGAATCTTGCATGGTTTTGCAGAAAGATTAATATTCCATTTGAAGTTTATGCTTTCAGTAATTACTACAATTATGATTCTGGCGATTATGACTGGAAAAGTAAATCAAAAAATTCATTTAATTTGAAACACGGTGACCTGTTTATGAAAAACTATAAACTAGTAAACTTCTTGTCTCATAAAATGAATAATCAAGACTTTGAAAAAGGTATGCAAAATCTTTACTTGACTTTAGAGGCACAAGATTACAGAGGTTATGGTAGTAAAACAATAATCAATTGGTATGATTCAGACGGTAGACAATGTGCAAGACCTATTTACCTGCCATCATGTATGCATTTAGGTTCTACTCCATTAAATCCTGCACTTGCTAGTATGATTGAGATTATTCCAAAATTTAAATCTAAGTATGGTATCGAAAAACTATCATTCATTACATTGACTGATGGTGCTTCAGATGGTGGCGAAGGTATTGCCGAAGATATGACAGATAGAGAAGGCAATACTGAAGTAGTATCTAATTCATACAAAGGTAAACTAGTTATAAATGTCGGTGGTAAAAACTACTATTCAGAAAACTCTAGAGAATATAGTTCTTCTAGAATGACTACTCAATTACTCAATATTATTAAACAGAGATACAATACTAACAATATCGGTTTCTTTTTGATACCTAACAAGTCTAGAAAACACCTACATTGGGCGATTGAAGACTATGATTCTAACGGAAAGTATGTCGGTTATGACCTAGATAGAGTTATGAAGAATTTAACTAAAGATAATGTTCACTTGACATCTAAAACAGGTTATGACAAGTACTTTATTACAGTCGGCAACACTAGAGTTGAATCTGCTGACTTGTCAAGTCTT